AAAAAGTGAAAGAAATACTATCAATAACGAAATTGATTTTTTTGGCATTCGGATTATTTGTAGTTTAAAAATTGCCAACTGATTCGTTGATAAGGACAGTTGGCGAAACCTCAGCCTAGTTTAAGCAGCTAGGCGGTATGCGGAATCGTTTGCATTTACGGTTTTTTAGTGTTTACGTCAACTCTGACGGATAGCCTAATATCCTACTTGTTACCCAATCGATTACCAGAGCAGCCCCATCAAAAACACAGTGAATTTATAGACCTTCCCAGAACTTAATTTTGGACATTCTATACGCTGACTGTGCTTATGGTGGAGCTGGCCGGATTCGAACCGGCGTCTTGAATACTTTTCTTATACCAAGTTTACTATCATTAAAAGGGATTGTAACACAACCCCAAATCTTTGTCAAGCGTTGTTTATTTACCTTTTTTAATTAAATTTTCTTTCGCTATAACGAATCTCTCATCAAATGTATCTGGTATTTTTAATCCCAACTTAGACATAGTTTTTCTGCGTTCATTTATGAGTTTATCAAAGTTATTATCACATTTTATCCAAGTAGCTTCACGCCAATTTTTACTTTGTTCGGATGTTTCCTTGATTTCTTTTTTTTCAGTAAATTCTATTAATCCTGTTTTTCCTGCATTCATGCACACACCATCATTATATTTTTCACAAGCTGGGCATATAACTTTATGCTCACGAATATCAAAGGCCCATTTACTTTTGCGTATTCCATGGAAGAACAATGACCATGTATTTGGAACCATTTGTGTAAATCTATGACTTATTTTATAGCTACGAATAACTATAGCTGGTGCTACTGTTGTTTTATAATTTCCACTATATTCTTCTTCTTCGGTATAACCACCTTTTAAAACAATACTTAATGTATTCCAAGGATGTGTATGTGCTATTTCACCATCAACCCATTGTTGACTTTCTTCTCCAACAAAATGATGCACGAACAAATTAGGCAGATACTTTTCTTTCCAAGATTCTGCTATGTGTTTTTCCAAAAAGAAAACATAGTAACGATAAGATGTAATGTTTCCAAAACCATCAACAAACGCATATTTGCGACCAAGTTTGGTCATAACATAATCAAAAGATTTAAAAAGCATTACTTTCTCCGAGAAAAGAGTATCAGTGATGTATCAGTTATTGCTGTTATAATTGTATTTTCAGATGAAACATTTATAGACAATGGTCCTACACCTAAAGAAGTTTCACCGTCCGTTACAAATATTAATTCACCAATAGATGTTGCGTATGTTTCACCTGCATTCAAAAATATTAGTTGTAATTCTGGAGCACTGTTATCATTTGACGCATGATCTAAACACCAATATTCCGTTTCACCGACCGCTTTGTGTATGTATTTTCCTCGTTTCAGGACAACACCAGGAAAAGTGGTTTTATTATAAAATTGGCCACGTTGCTGAGTGTAAAAATTATTATCAAATCCTTCAGGATATTCTGTGACAACTCTTGCACCTTTTGTCCAAAACATAAACTTATTTATAGATTCAATAGATATATCACTACGTAATACACTAGTAATCTCTTCACCATCATCCATTAGATTTTTGGCAATCGTCCATCCAAATACATTGAACGGTGTTGCAATCATAATTTTATTTCACTCAAAACAAAACCTTTAGATGCGGTTACAGAAACCGGTTCAGGTGTTTGAACCATGGCAACAATGTGATGAAAATCTTCAGCAGCAGATGCCAGCGCTCGCCTCTGCATCAACCAAATGGGTGCTCTACTTTGTATTTCTGCATCTAGTTTATCGCCGGTGATATATTTACCATCCTCAATAGGTACATCGATTGGATATGTTGCAATGTCTGATCCATTTTCAGAGTAGGTTACTTGAATTTGACCGTGTGTTGCATCTGCTGCAATAATTCTATATTCCATTAAGATTGTCCTCCATAAACTTGTCCTGATATGCCGGCACCACCGTTGACATATGATAAACCTACTAATGCTGCACCACCTGGAGAACTTCCGCCGCCGTAACCTGGTGCGCTAGCACCCAAATTTCCCCCTGCGTAACCTCCATCAGCTGCACCGCCAGCGGTAAGTGATCCAGCACTTGCAGCTCCACCGCCGGCACTTCCGGGCAGATAACCTGCACCGCCGCCACCGTATCCAGGTGGATAATAAGTATCACTAAAAGTGTATGCTGAAGATCCACCGCCTCCTGCTCCACCACCGCCAATTATTCCATTATTATTTAAAATTAATGGATACTGTGCTCTAATTGCAGGGCCGCCAGCATCGCCGTTTCCGTCAACACCGGGATTACCAGCACCCCCAGCACCAACAATATAACCTTTGTTATTAATTGTGATTGTAGTGCCTGAAGGGAAACCAGTTCCTGTGGCGAGTGCATATGAACCTGTACTAGCTGAACCGACAACAATTCCACTATTAATCGTTACGATAATTTCCGCATTTGCATTTGCATTCCATCCTGCTGCAATAGCAGCAGTTTTTATGTTGTAATTATTTGTGTTTGCGGAGATTGTCAGATTTATTGGATACCAAAAACTATATCTTGTTTTGTTGACATACAATCCGGTAGTTCCAGAAAACTTAACACCATTATTAACTGTAGTCTTATTTGAAGAATTGGTTAAAAAAGGAGAAAAATAGCTACTCACACTCGCAGCAGAAGCTGTGTTTGCATCCGGAAATGTAACACCTAAAGTACCACCAACAATCATTGTCATTGTTTAATCTCCAAATGTAATCCGTTACTTACCATCTTATTGCTTTGGGTACTTGTCTTTGATTGCTTGAATCTGTTCTTTCCAAGCATCTAAGCCAGAATGAAAGATGGTATCTAATTGATCCGTAATGCTTGGGTATTCAGCTGCACGTTTCTGACTATAGGTCAAAGATGATACAATGGCTGCCTGTTCAGCAGCTCTAATAGCATCAGCTTCACTGTCACTAATAGCTACGCAATGTGGCAACCAAACAACAGGATCATCATTCTCATCGAGCCAGTATAATTGGTTTTGTGTGTCTTTAAAATGAGGCATATTTTTCCTTAACGAAGTTCAAACCAATAAGCAATAAAAGAGGAGCTACCTGAAATAGCCACTGAATATGTTGCACCAGGAGGAACTATAAAAAAAGTTGACTGAGCATACCCTGAATTGGCTGAATAATATACTATAACTGGAAGTAGAGTTGATGCTACTGTAGGGGAAATAGAAGCAGCGCCGCCGGCGCCGGTACTTGCTTGAACAAAAACAGTAATTGCTCTACCAGTTGTATTGGTGTATGTTGTGCCTGCTGCTCTTGGACCAGGTGAATTTGTTATTACATTTTGCCAAGTTTGGCCAACACCAAGTGAGTTAGCTGTTGTTTGTGCAGTAGCATCTGGATATGTTACCCCGTTTGTTCCATCGATTGTCATTGACATATTCTACTCCTTAAGCGTGTAATGCACGTAATTGATCTAAAGTAGTGCATGAATCTGCCAATGTTGTGATATTACGCAAACGATTCTTTTCTGCAACAATAGCTGTTGTGTCAGCACCTGTCTCTAAAGCACGCTGGAACAACACATCCTGTGCAGCCAATAAAGGCGCGCGCTCAGCACGCAGACGATTCTTTGTAATCTCTTTGGCTTTGCTTAGATTTACAGTCACAACGCCATATGTTTGTTCCCATGCATCAAAGAAATCATCGGCTTTAGGTAGCGTTGCATCGCTTATAATAAAACTAACAACACTATCAGGAATGTGGTTAGCTTGAACCTCTGCAATCGACATTTCACCTGTTGGTGTACAAACTGAAACACCGCCTTTTTGATTTGTATAAACTAATACTGAACTCATATTTTATCCTTTTAACGAAATACCGCAACAGTTAAATAATCAATATCAGAAAAATTTGTGTTGTATGACCCTGTTGTAATGTTTACGGCTGTTGTGGTTGGTGTTGTACCAGTTTTAACTTGTATACCAAGTAAATACTGCGTTGTAGGCCGGCCACCAAAAGTTATCGCATAATTTGCATCAGTTAATGCGTTTGTAAAATTCACCGTGTAATCTCCAGTAGAATTTTTTGTGATACTACCAACATTGAAAGATGCATTTCTTGCGGCTGTGTTGCCATTAAAGTTAACCCAAGCCCTGCATAATTGACCAACTTCAGTACCACTTGTATTTTGAAATACTGTTGGTGTACTTAAACTCGATTTGATTGTATCTGATATAATTGTTCCTGCCATGATTTATCCTTTTTATTATACCACAACCCAAGTTGTATTATTTGGCACTGTTACTGTAACACCAGAATTGATCGTCATTGGGCCAATACTCATATAGTTATAACCAGCAGTCAATGAATAATTTGACGAAACAGTATTAGCTGTCGAAAAGAAAGGTATATCAGTTTGTACACCTAAAGATGATAATGTTATAGCCATTTTTTCTCCGTTTTTATTGCTTTAACTGGCCTATTTAGTCCAACTACCTGTAAATGTATATTTATAATCGTTTTTTGGTCTGATTATAAAATTCAATTGCACCAAGTAGTCCATCAATATGATCTTCAGTCTTTTCAATGAAAACCAATGGATTCTCATCTTTAACAGCCATCAGAGTAACAATTTGGTCAATTTTTGTACCTATCATTTCTTCTAACATCAATGCATATGCAGTTTCTTGCCAGAAATATGATAAAATACTATCTCTTTTCTTGATTCTGCTGCTTGTCTTGAAATCAATTACTGATAATTTTCCATCCCATTCAGCAATCAAGTCAACACGACCTGCCATGCAAATCGTCTTAGAGAACAATGCACACTCTTGATACCAAATGTTATTTACATGATTATCAATTAAAGGTTTAATGCTTAGAAACATTTCAAGTGCATCAGGCATAGCCTTTTTTCTGTAATCCAAATTATTACTCAAATAATTCTCACAGATGGTGTGCATATTTGTACCTCGACCTGATGCTTGCTTAGAGATACGATTGGCTTCTGCTTCACCAACACGTTTACGCCAAGCAAGTATATCAGCCTTACCCATGGCACCAATAACAGTAGTGACAGACGGCAAGCGAGTGCCGTCTTCCATTACATAATATCTACCATCAGGAAAAGTTTCTGCTTTGATATCTTTCAAAACAGGTGCATCACAATAATCAAACATCAAAATCCCATCTTATCACAAGCCACAATCCACGACTTAACTAAACTACTACGAACAATATCATCAGGTGTAAATGAAATCTCACTAAATTCATCCATGTGTCTTGCAACATTCAAAAATTCAGATAGACCAGATACATCGTTTCTACTCTTAATCAAATCATTTTGTTTCAAATCACCAATAAACATAATCTTAGAACGATGACCAACACGAGACATAACCGAACTCAATTCGTGAAATGTCATCGACTGACATTCATCTACAATAATGATTGAGTTATCAATAGAAATACCACGTATGGCAGTAGTAGATATAAACCTGGCATAACCTTGCTCCTTTAATCTTTCCCATGCATCTTTACGTCCAAAAAGTGTCTCACAAATTTCTTTGTATGGCACTTCATATATCTCCATCTTTTCTTCCAACGTACCAGGAACAAAACCTTGATCTCTTACCTGTACAGCAGAACGAACCACAACAACATGACTGAATGGATTATCCTTATTTAACACTTCTTCAATTGCACGATACAATGCTAAGAATGTTTTACCTACACCCGGTGATCCTAATAGGCCAATAAAGTAATCACCTTGTTTGTATGCATCGAAAAATTTCTGTTGATTTTTTGTTAGTGCTTCAAATGTTTTTAAATGATCTAATTTAATTTTTAATGAATTTGATACTGCTGGTTGATGTGCGTATGTGTTTGAATCATTCTCAATACTATCATCACGCTTTTGAATTGCCGATCTTTTATTAGTAGCCATAGAAACCTTCCTTGGTTTAGATTTATTATTTTTAGGCGTAAGTTTTTGTGTTGTCAGGTTTATCCTTTCTCAGTAACGCAGGTATTTTTTGTTGAATGTTCTT